GGGTCGTGTATTGCAATACATCACCACTAAATGTTGCAGTGCCGCCACCAATCGAACCTGTTGTGGTTATGTTTTGAGCGCCAAAATTTGGGCTTATCTTTGTCCCGGCAATTGCGGCTGCTGCGTTTACTTTACTATTTAAAATGGCTCCTGTCGCTATTTTTGAGCTTATAACTGAGTTATCAGCAAGCTTTGCAGTGGTTACTGTTCCAGCCCCTTCGGTGACTCTGACAATAGCGTTAACTGAATCCTTTACAAAAAGAGCGGGATCTGCGCTGCCATAGTTGATCGCAAGCTCGCCATATTCCAAATCTGCAGGGACCGGTGCGTCTGCTACACCTCCGGTATCCGCTGTCGAATTTTTATTTACAATGTTTATGGCCATTACAGACGTGCCGCTTTATCGATTGATTATACTGTCTAATCGCTAGGGAGCTGCTTCATAGCAGATGCGGCCAAAAGATTCAGCATTGCGCTTCCGTGGTTGACTGTTTCGTTTCTAAAGCTTTCGACGGCGGCACCTGTCTGCCTGGATTGTTGAGCGTTTTCTATTAGAAGGGTTGGCATCCATGCCACAGCGCATCCATATTCGTCAACGTCTTGCCCTGTATTCGGGTTCTTGCCTGTAACTTTCGTAAACCACAGGCACTCCAGCTGCTTGCATTTGCCGTTAACAAGGGGGCAAAAACTGCCATTCTCAAGTTGCATCAGGCTTTCTGGGCAATAATCACATCAACGTACTTTACATTGAGAGCTATTGGATTCCCAGTATAACCATGAGCATGAGGGGTACCCCCACCGTTCGCTCCAACGGTCACCCCAGTAGCCGCCCCAACGATACCGATCCCTGTCACGTTCGCATTTGTGACAATAGCTTGGTTTTGGCACTCAGTATCGCCAGCCCCTGATTGAGCGCTTCCAGCCGCTCTAGCAGCGGTTAAGCTGTGCGCGTGACCTGGATCAAATACACCGTGAGCGTGCCCTGGGTCGGAGGTAGCATGAGCATGTACAGGCATCTGACTAATTGTCAGGGTGTGGTTGGCTACGGTCCCAGACGTAGCGATTGAAGAAGCAAAGGCAGAAGTGAAATCGAGGACTCCTCCTGTCTGGACCGATCCGCTAGTAACCCTAAGCGCGGTATTGTCGCTGGTCGTGATTTTTGTCCATCCAACCGGTGCAGCTGTTTGCTGGAACAGCATCCTGGTGCCTGATTCGACTCCTCCGACACCATCCCACGAAACACCGTTGTACGCTTTTATCGCATAAGGCGTCGTATTAGTGTCAATCCATAAGGTTCCATTTTCTGGCAGTGTTGGCGCAGTTGACCCCACATAACGTCCTGATTTTTTGACCCACTGAGTTGAAGGAATCCTCAGAGAGTTTTCAGTGGTAATGGGGTCTGCTCCTATCTCAAGGGCCGGTGCGCCTCCAAGTTGAATAGCTAATGGATCCACAACTTCCGTCGTGTAAGTACCAGAAACCGGTCCTAACGCTTGAGCTACATATTCAAGAAGGACTCCGATCTCAGATCGGAACTCGGCTCTTGTTACGGCAAGATTGTCTAGATTGCCGGTCTGCTCGGAATTTGGAAGATTGGTCATTGATTAGTACCCGACAGCGACGACATCAACAAGCCCTGAGGTGAGTGAGCCGCTTGCATCCAAAAGTCTAACGTCAAAATAAGCAACATCTTTTCCCCTTAGATATCCAGTTGCAGGAGTAGTCACTGTCCCTGGAGGATCTTGCAAAGTCAGATTAACCGCCTTCAGCGCGTGCGGGAAGGGCGTAGGGAAAAACACCCTTTGAGTCGTAGCATTAATGATTACGTCTTCCATGGTTATCCTGACGTCCGGGTAGTCCATTTGTATTGCTGTTTCCAAGAGGCCTGTCTTCGTGACCCCATCAACAGAGCGTATGCGGCAACCTATCTCGTAATTACCAGCTTCTAGCTTCTCGAAGGCAACATAAGGGTGAAAATCAATCCCAATTTGCGTGTTGGTTTCTAGGTAAACATAATTTGAAAGAGGTTCAGGATAAATGATTTCGCCTTGCGCATTAGTTGGCCCGTAAAAAGGCAGTTCAATGTCCTGTCCAATCCTTCTAATAGACCATTGGTAAGTGCCACTAGCCAACGTCGTGATCAAGATCCCGGCTTCATTTGTCAGCACTTCAAATGGGTAGGTGTAGAAAGAATCCTGTGTCGGGTCAATTTGATACAAGCCTCCTAAGTCAATGTTAAAAGCGCTTCTAGGGAGTACGTCTGCGTTATCGTAAGCAGCGGTTCCAGGGTCGAAAGACGCGCTGTCGAAAGAAGGCCCATCCTCACAAAGGCTGAGGCCCGCGCCATTCGTTATGTCCGCATCATTTAAAGATCCGGGGTTGGGCTCGCAACTCGCAAATCCGTTTGAGTAAGCAGCGCCTGCAAAGACTTGCAGATTTGTCTTCTGTCCTGGCCAACCATCGGTGTGAGCCTCAAAAGTTTCAACTACATTCGTAGGTATTGCGTCACCAAAATTGACAATGATTGATGCTTGATTATCAGACACCCAGCCAGTCCTGTCGACTGACCTAATCATCACTGTCCACTCTCCACCATCAAAAACTTCGGTCTCGAAGTAACGTTGATCGCCTGGGATTCCATCCGCAAACAGCGGAACCCCTAAATCCCAATTTGCATCAAATCCAGCTTTATACCTAACCAAAAATTGCACAATATCAGTAACTTTGCCTAGCGGCCAGTTAGCAGTAACCAAAGGATTTGGAGGCAATGGCGGCCCCGGCTCTCCACCATCAATAAGGTCTGAAATTTCAGAAGTAGGCAAAGCCCAGCTGAATCGCCGCATAGGAGCGATTGAGTTAAAGTCTGTTTCCGTGACGACTGTGAAGCGGTCTGGAGGAGGGGGCACTAAATCAATTCTTCTTACGGTTGAGAGTGCATAAGTGCTGCCAAACAGTCCATCAACATGGGTCAAGAAAGATACGCGACAGCTCCAGTTGGTGTCTGCGTGGAATATGCAAACAGCGTATTCTTCTATTGGATAATCGCCGTAGATATAACGACCGTCTGAATCTGGCAAACGAATAGCAGATTGCTCTCTTGTCGTGAGGGGGCGATCTGGCAAAACCTCAAGGCGAACCCCGCTGACGTAAGGAGGCACAGCAAGATCCGAGAAATCCCACGTAAAAAGCTGAGAGCCAGAAGACTGATTCCTAAACACAAGCCGACTGTCTCCTCCTGGCAGAAGTTGGCTTATGTCTGGCATCGGGAACCAGACATCAATGTCGTCGGCTACAACAAGCTCTGACCAGTCTGACTGAACTCCGAAACGGCTGACTGCAGCCGCACGAACACGGAACTTGTCTGTACTCGAAAGGCTTTCTAAAAGCACAGTCTCTCTATCGTCAACCTGCCTTGGCACCTCTCTGAAAGCGCCAGACCATTCGACTGTGCCATCGGGTTGCTCGGACCCGGCCTGCCATTGGATGCGATAAGACTCGACGCTTAAATCGTATTCAAAAAGGACCAAGCTGTTAAGCGGAGGATCCCACTTGATGTCAATCTTTGCTGAGTTATTATCCCAAATTATTTGTGCCCTCAGATTGGAAGGAGCAGTAGGACTTACTGGCTTGAATAGAAAGTTTTCATCCTGATCGAGGGGAGAATCAAAGTCAACAGCATTATAAATATCATCTCGATAGCGCAATGCTGCTATTTCAAACTCTCCCTCTTTCTCCTCAACAGTAAGCACCCTGAAAAGTTGAGCTGTTCGATCGGGGAACTCGATCAACCAGGGATAAGTAGCAACGGGCGCATTGCCTCCAGTTGAATCTATAGTTACAACATTTGCGGCCTGAGAGACGATGTTCGCGACCTGCAGTCGCGGATCGTCTAAAGAGTCGTTGTACATCCAGCTGATAGTCGCTCCCGCCCAGCCACCCGGAGCAGACTGAGGCTCTTGATCCAAAGTTATGGATAATCCGTTGACAGACTCAATCCTGCCTCCAATCCGCACCGCCGCTTTAGTAGTATCGGCAATCTTGATTACGTCGCCAGGACGGAGAGCCATCCCGATTTCGTTAGTTGCAAACTTTACGGTGTCATCCAACAATCTCTCTGACAGTAAAGCCCAATTCGCGGCTCTGAGTGCCTGCCCCCTGCTAGTAACACCTAAAAGCCTAAGATCCATCGGCCTATAGCCAAAAGAGCTAAAGGTTTCGTCGTCAGTAACGTATTCAACACGGGTCTCGTAGTTATTGTCTGGGTCGTCATAAGAAGCCAAGACGACAGTATGCCTAGCTCTCCGGGCGCTGCCAATGTATACAAAGTTTCCCTGGCTTACCCTGCCATCTTCAGAGAACCTCTCAATAGTATTCGACTCGTTGAATGTAAATATCGCGTCTTTTTGCTTGTCCTGCGCCGCAATCGCCAGAGACGAAGAATAAAAAAGTATTCCTCTGAATATACTACTGAGCTGCTGAAGAACGTTCCAAGCTTCTCCGCCGCTTTGCAGTAGGACGTTGCATGTGAAACGAGGTTCAGTCCCACCATCCGGCGAAGGAACTAGCTCGTCACAGTATTGAGCGATTTCGTAAAGCTCAAACTTAGAAACAGCGTCAGCGGTGATGTACTGCCCTGCTCCGTAACGATCATTCAGAATTAGGTCACGCAACACCCATGCCGGATTATTCGAGTAGACCCGCTTAAAGAGGCCATTCCATAAGCCCGAATAAGTCCTGGTCAATTGATCGTAATTGACTGGTACTTCTATTTTTAGTCCTAGAAGTTCTACGGAAACGTTCGGAATGGAAGAATACTTGTCAGCCCTGATCCCAACGCTGAGAATCGATGAGTGAGCGTTGTTAAACTTTTGGTCGAGAGATAGAGATACACTGCTGAAACTGAATTGTGAGCTAGTTGACAGCCTTGCGCCAGACTGTACGTCAACAGTATTGTCGTCAAGCGTCGTGCGAGTTACATTGATAGTCCAGACCGGACCGGTCCCTTGAAGTATAAAAAAGTGAGAACGTTGAAAAGTAGAGCTAAACTTCCCACTAACGTTTCCCGAAAAAGCAGGAAAAGTTGCACCATTAGAGTCCGTATAGGTGATAACGTAGTCAGTCCGGTAAGTGCGACTGTCTCCTGTTATTCCTAATATCCCTTTACCGTTTACAACGTTCTGAACTAATGCTTGCCAAGTAAGCAGAACTTGGGCGTAATAACCACCCCCCACGACAGAGCCTGTGACTGCCTTTGAAACAGTCGTATTAAACGCGCAAATAGTGTCAACGGCTTCTACAGATGTTGTCCGGCTATAGCCAGGGACTCCAGTTTGCTGAAAACTTGACCTGCCGTAAGAAAGAACTAAGTCTTCCGGCACAGGCGAAAGAGCACCAGAAGGTGATCGTATAGGCGTATCGTCAAGAAAAACAGACCTTTCTAATCCTGCAACACTATTGCCAAACGCTGGACCCTCAATCTCGCCTTCGCAAAGTAAAAACTGCAGTTGAGCAAAGCTAATACTTTTTAACGCTAAGGTGTCTTGAGCGATCGTTGGTTGCTTAGGTGGCTTTTGTTTCTTCTGCTTAGGTTGACCGCCGCCTGCGCCAAAGATTTCCTTCATCAGAGAGTCTGCCTGTTGACGTAACCAAGTAAGCCTTGCGCACCTGCTGTACTTACTGCTCTAGAGGCAGGAAGAAGCGAAAGGTCGAAGCTGACTAAGCGTGGTGCTGGTATTCTACGTCTACCGTAAAGAACCGGTACGACTTCGCCTTGTGCAGCGTTTGAAGCCCCACGAGTGAAAAGATTAGACTCAAGTTCTGATCCAGATTGTTCCCCAGTGGTTGTCTGGCCGCTTAACTTCGGGGTTGGAGTCAGCAATTGAGCCACGCCACCTAACACCAAAGACGCGCCAAGAAGGCCAACCGCTATGCCCACGCCAGGGATAAATGCAACAGCGATTAAGATTACTCCGAGTATGATCTGGAAAAAGCCACCGCCGCCACCACCGGCTCCGCAAATCACGGGGGCAAAAACAATCGTCTCTGCTCCGGTCTCTTGCTTCAGCTCATCAGTGTTAAGTCCCTTGGCATTGTCAGTCACAACCCTCCAGGCAACTCCGCGCTCGTGCTGATTTAACACCCACGCCTTCAATCCTGGGCACAAGACACAAAGGGCTCCAAAAGCTTCAGACGGAGACTTGACAGCAATATGAAAAACACGGCCAAACTTTCGCCCTGCCGCCCCTAGTAGTTTTACTGTTTTCAGTTCTTCCACAGTTTGTGAGGTCTGATGATCCAGTTTAGACGACGTTGCCAGTAACCACCGAAAGTCTGCAATCGACTAGGGGACTCAGCTGGGTGATGAAGGAATTGCTTGGAGCTTACAAATACCCCCAGATGATCTGTATGGCATGGAAAATCACCGAGGTTCATAAGCATCATATCGCCAGCCTGCTGCATCCCAACCTTGACTATTTTGCCCTGCTTAGGACACTCTTCGTCAAAAGGGGTGAAAAGCGGTGTGTTCCATTCTCCCCAATTACCTCTTGGCCATGGAGGAAGCTTGACCTCCAAGGTTTCTAAATAGTCAGAAACCAAGCTATAGCAATCGTAGACGCCAAACACAAAAGGACGACCCTCAAAAGGCGCTTTATTCCTGGGGTCACACTGATGCCAACTGTCGTTCGCCAGACAATACACAACCCAGGGTAATTCATCAGTTGCGATGACTTGCTGATCTAGCTGACTGAACCCAGGAAATTCCAAATGCGTGTGCCACACACCAAGAATGTCCTCGTCATAGGACGCATAATCTTTGGGGTCTATTGCGAATTGACTAACAGGGTCTTTGGCAATGTTTCGCACGCGAACAGCAGTGTTATCTCTTAACACGAAACCACAAGCCTCTTCCTCTGGCGTCTCACAGGCGAAGATTTGAATTTGACTTTTGGTACAGTCAGCGAGCCATTCCATCAGTCAAGACTCAAGCCTGGGAAACCACCATAAGGCAGATCTTGACTCCCGCTGTATCTAAGCCTGCAGCTTGTAACTCTTTTCCCGCATTTATCCAAAGCGGCATCTGAGGTAGGTACGTCTTTCGCGGTTGCAACTGGACCGCCTGTATAGCCGCATTCAGCTCCTCTATACACCCACGGACACGCATAACGCAGCGCCCTGCGCTTAGGGAGCGTTACGCCGTCAAGATCAAACGGAGTTGAAAGCTCAAAAGTAACAGAGAGTTTTGACTCTGTAGCCTTTTGCTGAATGAACCAAGTCTCGTCTGGCCAGTGAGAGTTAGGGTCAGGTGTTGCGCCATCGTCAAGGTAACGAGCAAGTATGCGACGCCTGAAAACTTTCGCGCCAATCAAATCGTCGTAAGCATTGACAAGCTGAGTCATCTCAAGGCCGATATTTGCGATTGTTATGCTCGGATTTGGAGGAACGCCAGTATTAGAAATAACGAACCCCTCAGCTTTGTATGGCAAGGGGACATAAGTTACGCCATTCAGTTTGACACTGTTGCCATTAGTCTGAGTCCAGTTGCAGAAATTAAGCAGTTCAACAACTACCGGGCCACTGACAGCAGATGACACGTCAATCGTTATCAGCTCAATGATGGCATCGCCATCCAATCCTTGCTGGTCAGTATTAAATTGAAAAGTACGATCTTCAGCCATTAGGTGTAAAAACGCTTAACGGTAAAGGACAATGAAGCGAAGTCACACGAATCGTAACTTCTAGACCACTCAAGAGGGTCTATGACCCAGTTAGAAGGTGTGGCTTCGTCAGGAGCTTGCCATGCGAAGTAATCAGTGCCTAAAGCGATAATTTCATTTTCCAAGACTACAGCCTCAGACGCAGGCATTGTGGGAGTCTTTATGTTCCATGATTCAATGACCGGATGCAGCCCGTCTTGCCGTCTTGAACGGTAGCCGTCACCATACTGCGCCTCTAAGTATCGAAACGAAGTCGACTTAGCAGAGTCCTGCTCAATTGCTAGTGTCGCCAGTGTCATTTGAGGCATAGTGCTACCTGTTCAGAACTCCACCAGGGCGCTGCTCACGTTGTATCACAGCAACCATCATTTTAGATAGCTGAGAGATCCCTTGGCTATCGCTTCCACTGCTTCTGGAGGTGCTTTTCCCTTCCGCAATATTATTGGTGATATTGATTACTGTACCTCCGCCCGTTGCCTTCACTCCCAGCTTCCCGTCAGATCCACGACTTAGCGGCATGATGGCCTCGCTTCCGGCCTCACCCATCAAACCGAAGCGGCCAGCACCACCATCTGCATAGGCAAACATCGTGGGCTTGTCGACGATGCCGCCTTTGGCATAAGGCACGATCTTGTTCTTGGCGAATACTCCGCCTTTGGCAAATTCAGCCATACCTTTATCAAAGTAGGCACCTTTGGCTGCTACTTGGAACCCGAAGTTAGGACCAAGAGTTCCGATGCCTCCTACTGATCCACCGCCTGCACCAAGCTTTGTAGTATTTGCGTTGAAGCCACCACCAGGCAGCAACCCAATAACCGTGTTCAAGATTGCCATCGTGATCATCTTCTGAATGATCTGCACTGCCATATCAAGGAAGTAACTGGCAATATTCTTGAAGAATCCAGCTAATGCTTCTTGAGTTGTTGCGCTACCGTCAATGACACTCTTGAACGAATTAGAGAATGCAGTACCAATCGCATTTGCTGCGCTTGTCACTTGATTTATTGGATTAACTAGGTCGTCTAACTCTTTCTTCATCTTGGCAATGTTTTGCGTCAATCCCTCGACCAATGTTGGGTTTATTGTTTGGCGGTACAGGTCGGTTTGCTGTTCAGCATTTGGATCTCCTGCGTCTTTTCTTGACTGCCTAAATCTGTCAATTCTCTGCTCGTTTGTCACCAAACCAAGCCGATCGCGTAGGTTGAATAATTCGTCTTCAGATGCTTTGGCAATTACTTCCGACGCAATAGCTTGGTCTTGCTTAAGGGCAAGTAGCTCACCATTTGCGGAAACAATAAGCTCTTCAAGAGAAAGGTCTCGTTCCAGTTTCGCAATTTTTTCTTGCAATTGACGTTCTGCGATGTCCTCCGTTGCGTTCGCAGCATTTATGGCATCTAAGTATTTATTTTTCACTCCAAGTTCTGCCACTCCAAAGTTAAGATTTATAGCGTTGTGTTTTATTGTGTTAACTAGCTCTGTATTGTTGTCTTTTTGTGCTCGAACCAGGGCAAGTGAATTTGCGATCTGAAATCTTTGAATATCCGCCAGTGGGCCGGATCGGATTAGCGAGTCGTACTCATCTTGCAGGGCACCCAATCGCGAGGCTGCGGCATCTTTCTTGCCGGTGCCCTTATCCGTGCCCGTATCCGTGCCCGTAGGGTCGGGAAAGCTAGTTAAGCCTTTGGCTGATTTAGGAGCGTCAGGAAGCCTGTCAATTAAAGCCAAATAACTAGACTTGAGCCTTACTACCTCTTCTTTATCTGTCTCTAGCTGGGCTTTTTTGTCTTCCGGCGTCCCTATAGAGAACCTGACTATCTTTTCATTTTCCTTTATCCGAGCATCAAGAATTTCCCTATTCTTCACGATGTCTCTTAGGTTTGCTCTTATCGTTTCCTGTGTCGCAGCTTGTCCTCCTATTGACTTGAGAAAATCTTCACCTTTAGGCTTCTTGCGAGAAGCAGCAAGGCCAGCCTTTGCTTGCTTAATTCTGTTGAAGTAAGATATAACCAGCTCTGCACCAACAATGGCAAAAGTGATTACAATTGGCGCTACTAAGGACGCAGCCAAAGCTTTCACCGTCCTCCCAAACATACCCAGCTTCGTCGCGGCAAGAGACGCCTGCTGAGTGGTTTCCCTGAACCCGGTTTTTATTAGTGCGAACATAAGCCTCAGTGGGCCATTAAAAGCAGCAAACGCTTTTAGTGCAAAATTTACGGCAACAAGCTTTGCCGCGAAAGATGCAATAGTCAATATCGCGCCTCTGTTTTGAATGATAAAACGCATCCCTTCTCCAACAGCCTTCGCCATATCCACCAGACTTGGGCCAATATCAGTAATAAATTCCAAAAACGCTTCTTGAAACTCAGCACCAATCGGCTGAAGAGCTTTACCTATCTCAATCCGCATCTTGTTATATGCAACCGTCAGTCTTGCACCAGCTGACTCAGAAGACCCAGCGATCTTTTTAGCCAATTCGCCGTAATCACCACCTAGTTCAACCAAGAACTTCATCAGGTCGTTCAAGCCCACCTCGCCTGCTTGCAAGGCTTTTGACAGCTCTGGCCCAGTTCGACCTGATGCTTCAGCAATCTTATTAAACGTACCGGGCAACCTTTCTGCAATCTGATTAATTTCTTCTGCACTGACTTTTCCCTTCGAGAAAATCTGAACAAGTGCAGTTACAGCTCCTTGAACTTCTTCCGCTCCGCCACCAGTAGCCGTAATAGCAGAAGTAATATTCTTAAACGCAAGCTCCGCATCAGCAACGCCACCACCAGCACCTTTTACTGCTGCTGTAAGTCGAGTGATTCCTCTGATAGCAATTTCTTGTGGAACATTTAACTCTTTCGTGACATTGGCAGCAGCCGCTACAGCTCTTGCATAGTCTCCTTGACTTGCAATCGCATCGCCTTGCACCTCCGTGATCCCCTCCAAGGCGATCTTCAGTCTCGTGATACTGGCTGCATAATCAGCAAACCCACCAAGCTGCTGCCTGAGCTGACCTACTTGAGCGCCGAGTGCAGCACCAGCAAAAGACCCACCAACGCCACCAATCGCACCACCAATTGCGCCACCAAGGAATCCTTCAGGGCCGCCAAAGATGCCGCCTGAGATCGTTGCACCAGCGACTTGGGCTGCCTTGCCGGGGGAGAACTTGCGGCTAGCGCGACTGCGTTTCTGAAGCTCTTTTTCAATCAATCTTGTTTGATCAGCAATAGCTCTGTTGACTTTTTTGAAATCAGCATCAAGGGGTGAAAGCGTATCGCCAAGCATCCCAAGACTCGCCGCTAGCTCTCGAACGTCTGCTGTACTTCTATCGCTAAGTCGGCCAAAATTAAGAAGGGTTGTATTTAATTCTTTAAAACTGTTGCCTGCACTTGCCGCAGCGGCTTTCGCAGGGCCGCTGCCACGGCCTCCTGCTCCGCTAGGAAGGGAAAGCGGCTGTCCGCTCCTCCGCGAAGCATCTTCTTCAAGTAAACGCCTAGACCTTTCATCAGACCTGCCATAAGCAGCGGAGGCTCGCGCTTGCTGCGCGGGTGTCAAGCCAGCCGCCGGAGGCAGTAAGCCTGCTATTTTCGACGGGGGGAGCGCAGGGATATTGTTTCTTAAGCGGCGTGTTTCTGTAGAGACTGAATTTATGAATGCCTTGTAATCGCCAGTTATTCCGACCCATGGGTTTGGAGTCCTTAAATCTTTCAAGTATCCAGCAACGCTGGATGCAATCTCACGCTCAAGGTCTCCAGGGCCAATCTGCCGCTGGGTATCCATAAACCCACTGACCTGCAACGCAGCAGACCTTTTGTTTGCTAGATCCGCCAGGGTTGTTGTGATCCGAGAGGTAGGAAGCCTC